GAACTCTCGGTACATCTCGGGTGGCCGCTGAACGAGGTTAAGAAATTGTCCATGCAAGAGGTAATAACTTATTGGGAGGTGCTTAACAATGGCTAAAGAATTCGACACGTACATCGTCGGACTTAATGAGCTTTTGAGGGACTTCTCAAAATTGGGTAAAGACGCCTCCAAGGAGTTAAGGCAAGCCTCTAAGGTCATCGCAGAAAAACACATGGTCACCGCGTTTAAGGCGTCCGCTATACAGTCCGGCCCCTGGGGTGAAGCGTTAGCGTCAGGTATCCGGGCCGGTGCCGACCGTGTCCCCAAAGTAATGATCGGTGCACAAAAGAAAGCAACACGCAGCGGGACCGCGTCAAGCAACATGCTCCGCTACCCCGTTGACACTGGTGACCCGGGTGACTCGACCGCACCTTTCACCCGAACGACCTGGCTATTTAGGGCACGGACGTACCAGAAGCCTGCACTCGAGGAATGGGCTAAAGCCGTTAACGGGCTAGTAACGAAATGGAACGTCACCTAATGGCTATTAGTGGAGGCAAAACCCTACAAGTATTCGTCACCGCTGACCTCAAGAAATTTAACTCTGGACTTAACCAGGCACAAGGCGGGCTGAAAGGGTTCGCGGGCACAATGAAATCAATGGTCGGCCCGGCCCTTATCGCTACTGCAGCGGCCGCCGGTGCCCTAGCGGTCAAGTTCGGGGTAGACGGTGTTAAGGCCGCGATGGACGATGAAGCCGCACTCAAGAAACTTGAAGCGACTTTAACGAATGTTGGTCTGGCACACGACCAGCCTAAGGTCGAAGAGTTTATCTCCGGTCTTGAACGATCCCTCGGTATTGCTGACGACGAACTTAGGCCCGCCTATGACCGGCTGGTGAGATCTATCGGTGACACGGAAGAAGCAAACGAAGCCTTATCCCTTGCCCTCGATGTGAGTGCCGGGTCAGGTAAAAGCCTCGACTCAGTTGTCCAGGCACTCGGTCGCGGATACGACGGCAACACTCAAGGACTGTCAAGGCTCGGTGCCGGTATATCTAAAGCCACACTCGCGACCGGTGACATGGACATAATCAGTAAAAGCCTGGCAACAACATTCTCGGGGCAAGCAGCGACCAGCGCCGACACGCTACAGGGCCGCATGAAAGTACTAAAAACAGCGACGGACAATCTAGGGGAAGCCTTTGGTAAAGGCTTACTCACCGGGCTAACTGATGCCACCGAAGGCACTGACGACATGGTCAAGTCTATGCAGGAACTTGAACCCGCATTAGAGAGCGTCGGTGCAGCCTTAGCAGTCGGTGGAACCGCCGCCGCCGGGTTTGGGGCCAAAGCCGTAGGCGCCGCCACAAGTATTACAGGGTTTATTAGAGGACTACAAAACTCACAAAACCCAATGATCAGGACACTGGCCCTATTTAACCCGTTAGGGGCCGCGTCGTTCGTCCTCGGTGATGGTTTAGATGCCGCAACTAAATCGACCGTGGATCTTGCGAACGCCCAAAAAGTATCCGTGGCCGGAATCCCCTACTACCTCGGTGGGTTCAGGGATATTATTGTGGCCGCCGGGCAAATGGGTGACGCACTCAGAGCAGCGAACGGCCAACAGGCGGGCCTATTAACAATGGGACAGGCCACGGCCGGTTCACGATACACAGCCCTGGCTAAGTCCATAAAAGAAGCGAAAGAAGAAGTAGTCGACTATGGCAACTCTTCGGGCTCGGCATCGGTTGAGGTCGAAAAATTAACCAAGAAACAACAAAAACTATTAGACACAAATGAGGCGTTAGGGCTTAGGTTCGCCGCCACTAACGCCGATCTTGACCTCCAGAAGAAGAAGCTCGAGGACGCCGCTCAATCGGTCACCGACTACGCCGACAACATACAGAAGAATCTACTCGGCGGGATCGACCTGGAAGAAGCGTTTACCGGGCAGTTCGATGCGTTGGGCAACGCGACCGGGGTGAGTCTTTTGGAAGGGTTTAACAAACAAATCGACCAGGCTAATGCGTTCGGTAATGTCCTGGTCAAAATCCGGGACGCGGGTGGCGACTCCGAATTCATTAACGCGATAGCATCCCTCGGCCCGGTCACTGGTACAGCGTTGGCGACGCAACTGATCGATGATGGTCTCGTCCCTACGATGTCGGATAAGTTCGTTGGGGTTCGTGAATCGACAGCCCTGCTGGCAATGAGTATTGTCCCTGACTTCCTACTAGCCGGTGTTGAGGCCGGTGTCGAGACGGTGAACGGGCTTGCCACGCAACTATCGAAAGAGGGCGACCGGCTCAAGAAAATAGGGAAGCAAATAGCGAAACCGGTCGGGGCCGCGTTTAAGGCGAAACTCGAGCAAGACGTGGCGGCAGCCTTACGAGAAGCCGAAGCGTTTGGTACAGCGGCCCGGGCAGAAGTATCGGCACGGGAATCACAGCGGCAAGCAAGTCTCACCCAGCAGCAGGTAGCCCTGGCGTTATCGAATCTTGTACGGCAAGCCGATAGCCGTAGTGGTGCGGTCGTTACCCCGGTGCTCGCATGACCCTACAAATTACTTTGGCCGGGTCGGTGATCGACCTGGACTTATTCGAGTTTAACGTCACTATCGCACATGGTCGCTCGGATGTGACCTCTAGCCCAACCGCATCCAATACTCAAATCGTGCTACGGGGTGACACTGGCCCGCTACTGGAATTAGCCGACACGGTCGCAATATCGTTCGACGGTGTGGCAAGGTTCACCGGGGCTATAAGTGATCTCAACGTGTCATTCATTAGTACGACAACCCCGACCGCGATCACGACGATTACTGCGATGGGGAACCTAGCGAAACTGGGCTACACGGATGTCGGTGCCACGGGCTACATTGAGCAGAGCGCCCGGCAACGGGTAACCGGAATACTTGACGCCACTGGCCTCGACTACCTCAACGCAGGCGACCCCGATATCACGCTCTATGCGATCCTCGAAGCCGACGCCCAACCGACCACGGCGCTTGATGCCATTGGCCGTATCGCTCAAGGAACCGGCGCAACGTACTACGACGATCCGACGGGCCGCATTATTTTTGAGGATTACGGCAACCGGGGCTCGACAACCTTCGCAGGTATTTGGGCTAATCAAGTCGGATCATGGGCAGAGGCTGAGGGAACATGGGCCGACGCCCCACTATTCCCGCCTAGTTTCAATCTCGAAGCGCCCGGGGTTATCTTTGCCCCGACATGGTCTAAGACTCTGACGCCACTGATTAACGACGTCATGGTGACATATGGCCCTGATCTGTCAGTGACCCAAACGGATAGCGCCTCCATCACGCAATACGGGCGGCGTGAGTACCGGCTCGACACTGGCATTAAAACGATCACCGACGCGACGACTCGGGCCGCTGGGATTATGACCGCGCAAGCGAACGGGCTATGGAACCTTGGCCAGATATCGGTGCTCGTAGACCAACTCGACCCGGCAGACACCGAGCAGCTCCTCGACCTCGTATCGGGTGCGCTCGTCACGGTGCGGGGTTTACCAGCATCCGGCCCTTACCCTGACTTTAACGGCATCGTTGAGGGCTGGACGGACTCCTATAACAACGGCCAGCACATTATGACACTCTCAATATCAGACCCAAGATTCTCGCTTCAAGTCCTACAATGGGGTCAGGTTGCCCCGGGCTTTACGTGGTCAGAAGTTGGGGCAGGCGCTCAATGGTTTGAAATCGTTACCCAATCCGATCTAGTGAGGTTATAAATGGCAGTCACCCCGGCAGGCACCCCATATGTTGAATCATCGGATAACGTAGCCGACTACCCCGGGGTTAGTTTGGCCCTAGCAAACCATATCGACGGCTTAGACGGCGGGAAAGTGTTGCAGGTTGTTCGGGCAACTGACGCGACTAGCAGAAATACCAGCAGTACAACATTCGTGGACGTGACCGGCATGGCTGTAACTATCACACCTCAAAAATCCAGCAGTCGGTTAATAATTGCAGCAATATTCGCGGGTCAAATCGGTGGAACAGGGCAAAACGCATCATTTAGAATAACAAATGCTTCTAATGTGAGTTTAAGCGGTGCTGAATTGGCTGAAGTTTTTGGTTCACTTAATCAGGCTTTCCCTATTAATTTTTGGGGTTACGTCGAAACGGGATCTACTTCGGCGGCTACTTTTAAACTACGGTTTCGTTCAAGCAACGTGGGAAACCAAGCATACGTAAATAACAATGGTAGCACTGGACAAATGTACGCAATAGAGGTGGCAGCATGATCACGACACAAGACGCCGTAATGTCTTTACGCCCCGGTATCGAATGGTCAATGTCAGGTGATGATGTTGCCGGTATTACTTGGCACACGCCCGACGTTGAGCCACTGACACAGGCTGAGGTCACTAAAGAGGT